ATCCTGCAATGGAACAGGCAAGCGCGCTGCGACGAGCAGCGCGGTGAATGGGGCCGCCACGTCGCGCGCATTCCCAACGTGATCTACGTCAGGTGGCTCAACGAGGAACATGCCAGGGGCAATACGTCGTTGCGGATGTTCACGCCGGAGTTCGACCTCGTCGTGCAACGCAAGCTCGACGATCCCGATTGGGCTTACTTGCGAACCGACAGGCCGAAGCTGCAAGCCGGCTGGACAACGGAGGTAGCGTGACGCAGATCGTGGATTATGCATCGCTGCAGTCTGCGGTGACCGAATATCTGGCAAGGGATCAGGACGCCACGCTGATTGCGCGGATTCCGACCTTCATCCAGCTCGTGGAAGCGAAGTTCAACCGGCAGCTCTTCGTCCGCCAGATGGAACAGCGTTCAACTGCGGTCGCTAATCTGGTTTCCGGCGAACCGGAGTTCATCTCGTTGCCGGCAGACTTCCAGTCGATGCGGCGGGTGCGCCTGTCGAGCGTGACCGGAAAGCCTTGTCTCGAATTCAAGTCCGGTACCCAGCTCGATGAGTACCGGTTCGGGATATCCGACGTGGTGGGCCAGCCGCGTTACTTCACGGTGTTCGGCGACGAGATCGAAATCGCGCCGACACCCGACAACGCTTATACCATCGAGATGGTGTACCGGAAAAACATTCCGCCGCTTGCGACCAACGATCCGAACTGGCTGTTGTCGCTGGCGCCGGACCTTTATCTCTACGGCACGCTGCTGGAAACCGCACCCTATCTCAAGGAAGACGGCCGTATCCAGACCTGGGGTCTCGGCTTTTCGGCCGCGCTGAGCGATCTCAACAATCTTGGACTGACGTCGACCTTCAACGCGGGGCCGATGACGGTTCGCGTGTCCGGTCAAGTGATTTAGGAAATAGGAAAGATGGCTGCATTCAACAAATTCAACTGCTTTGTGCTCGATGTGGCGAACGCGCTGCACGACATGAAGACGGGAACGGCGCACGTTTACAAGGTCTATTTATCGACCACGTTGCCCGTCGCAACCAATACCGTTTACAATACCCCCGGCGACCTTGCGACCGCGAACGGTTACACGGCCGGCGGTGTTTCGATCGGCACCGTCACAGGTTCGCAGACCTCAGGTGCGTTCAAATTCATCGGCGGTAGCGATCCGGCATGGACAGCTTCAGGCGGATCGATTGGGCCGTTCGAATATGCGATACTCTACAACTCCACCTCCGCGACCAAGCCACTGATCGGATGGTGGGACTACGGTGCGGCGCTTATGCTCACCAATGGCAACACGTTCACGGTCGACCTCGACCAGGTCAACGGCATCCTGACGATTACGTAACATGGCAGCTTTTCTCGACGTTTGCCGGTTCACTCCCTCGGCCGGCGGTGCCGCCGACTGGACCTATTCCTTCGCGGTCCCAGGTTATCAAGGCCCGGCATCGGCGAACGCCGTCAACGGGCGAGTGTACAAGTTTCGCGCCGAATCCGCCGATCTCTCGCAGTGGGAGCTGGCGGAGGGCGCCTACAATTCCTCGACCACCGTATTTGCGCGCACCACTGTGCTCTACAATTCGTCCGGCACCGGCACTTTGCAAAGCGGTGCCGGCACCAAGATCAATTTCTCGACCGTGCCGCAGGTGGCAATCGTTGCCCTCAAGGAGGACTTGATCTCGATTGAGGAGGCGAACACCTTCACAGCGACGCAGCGTACACAGGCGCGGGCCAACATCGCCGCGTTGCTCCGAGGATCGAAACCGTTTGGGCTGACGCTCTCGACGGCCGGCAACTCGGGCAGCTTCACCGCTCAAGCCGGCGAAGCCGCCGACAGCACGGGATCGGACCTGATGGTGCTGCCTTCGGCCACGACCAAAAACAATGCCGCATGGTCGTTAGGTTCGGGACAAGGCGGTCTCGATGCGGGAAGTTTTACTGTCTCGACGTGGTACCATGTCTATCTGATCAAGCGGCCGGATACCGGTGTTGTCGACATCTGCTATTCGACCAATTCGACTGCGCCTACTTTCGGCGGCAACGTCCCGGCGGCCTACACTCTTTATCGTCGCATCGGCTCGTTGTTCGCCGCCGGTGCAGGCATCGCATGGACCAAGTTCTTTCAGATAGGTTCCATCTTTTATTGGGACCCGTATTTCCAGAACGTCAACGCAGGCACGATCGGAACGACAGCGGTTGCGCAAGGCGTGTCGACGCCTCCTGGAATCCGCACCAGGGCAACCCTGCTGGTCACCATTGTTAGCTCGACGGCCGGTGATGTCATGCTGGTGTCGCCAATGGATATTGCCGCTCAAGCTCTCGGTGGTGGCCTCGCCAATGTGGGAGCGGTACAAGCTAGTGGGCAAGCGGCTTTCACTCAGATCGACGTGATCACCAACACGTCGCAGCAAGTCCGCATGGTGGCTTTCTTTGCATCAACGACCTATTATGTGTGGACCGCCGGTTGGGATGATATCAGCCTGCAGCTAGGCATCTAAGCCATGTCGGTCCTTGGCTTCGATGCGCTCGGGCGCCTGGCGCTGGGACAACTATCCACGCTTGGTGTGACCAACACCGTCTTGACGGCAGGCAGCGGTTCCTATGCGATTGTCGGGCCGGCGACCGCATTCCGGACGTCGCAGCCGTCCAATGCCGGTGCCTTCGCGATATCGGGCAACGTCGCAACGTTCAAGACCGGGTTCTCCGGCGTTACGGGGAGTTTCGCTGCCACAGGAAGCGCGGCGGCGTTCCGCGTTTCGCTTTTCACGTTACTCGGCGGCTTTTCCGTGGCCGGAAACGCCGCAATTGTTGCGGCGCGGTTTTCGGGGGCCGCGGGCGCGTATGCGGCATCGGGAAACGCCGCGGCATTCGGCACCTCGATCTTGGCCGGCGGAGGCTCGTACGCCGTCACCGGCTATGACGCTAACTACTCCCTCGATCTCGAGGCATGGTTCCCTCGCCCGTTCGGCACCAACGACTGGACGAATGGTGCAACTGAGAACGAGGCGTGGACGCCGCTAGCGGCGCCAGGCGGAACATGGACCGCGCAAACCGAGCAGATCGAGCCGTGGACGCCAATCATCAAACAACCCGAGTTATGGAGCGCTGAATAATGCCGCTTCTCGCCACCGGCGACTATCGCCCCGATGTCAGCGACTATGAGGGCCAGGCCACCAGGAACATCCTGAACGTGATTCCGCGCGGCGACGGCTATGGTCCATTCCCCGGCCTTTCAGTCTACACGTCTGCGCTTCCTTCCGCCTGTCGCGGCGCTTTCTACGCGCTGAAATCGGACGGAACGGTCGTCACGTTCGCGGCAATGGCCGACAGCCTGTATCGGCTTAACAACACGAATTTTACCTGGAGGAACGTCAACGCTACGCAGACTTGCACGATATCCGGCGGTAGCCCTGCTGTCGTAAACATCGCAAATTCATATGTAACGGGACAACCTATCATTCTGGAAACAACCGGAGTGCTGCCATCCCCCTTGGTGGCTGGTACTCAGTATTATATTGCAGGCGCGACTAGTTCGATTTTCAGCCTAGCTGTGACCCCTGGCGGACCTGGAATCAATACTACGACCGCAGGAAGCGGCACACACTCCGTTACGATGCCTTATTCGGCGCTGTCCTCGAGCGCTAATTGGCAATTCGCGCAATTTGGCAATCTCGTATTCGCAACACAAGCTAACGCCGCGCTGCAGGTATTTGACCTTTCGTCAGCGACCGAATTTTCAGCATGCGCCGGCTCACCTCCGCAGGCTGCCTATATCAGCGTCGTCGGCCGTTTTCTTGTTCTCTCGGGATTGCTCTCAAATCCGTACCGGATCCAATGGTCGGGCCTAAATGCCACCACGACATGGGCGAGCGGCGTCAACAGTTCGGATTTTCAGGACTTTCCTGATGGTGGCATTGTTCGCGGCGTCGCCGGCGGTGAAAACGGGATCATCTTCCAGGACCAGGCGATCCGGCGCATGTCCTACGTTCCCGGCTCACCGATCATCTTCCAGATCGATCGTATCACGCAGGACAAGGGCCTTTACGCGCCTTACTCGATCATCCGCGCGGGTGAACGAATCTTCTTCTACGCCGGCCAGGGCTTTCACAAGATCGAACCCGGCGGCGTGCCCGAGCCGATCGGCCGGGAAAAAGTCGATCGCACATTTCTGACCGATCTCGACAAGGGCAATCTGCAATTGTTCGTTGGCGCGGCCGATCCGCGAAGCACACGGATATACTGGTCCTACAAATCCGTCTCCGGCGCCATCGGCACCGCCTACGACAAACTGCTCGGGTATGATTTTGTGCTCGACAGATTTTTTCCGGTCGTGACGACCGGCGAATATCTGCTGGGCATTTCCCAGACCGGACTGACCCTGGAAAACCTCGACAGCATTTCTTCTTCGCTGGATGCCCTGACGCTGAGCCTGGATGCCTACGCCACCGCCGTGCAGCCGGAGATCGCGCAGTTCAGCAGCTCTCACGTGCTCGGCTTCTTTCGCGGTGCAAATCTCGAGGCGACCATCGAAAGCGCAGAACAGGGCACCGATGAAAACCGCGTCACGATCCGCGGCTTTCGACCGATCAGCGACGCCGTAACGCTCTATGGCTCGGTTTCCCACCGCGATACGCCATCGGCAACGGCGATTTCGGGTGCGGAAGTGCTGGTCAACGCCAGAACCGGCCGTTGCGACCTGATGCAGGACACCCGCTACTCGCGCTTCAAGGTGCGGATCCCGGCGGCGACGGCGTGGACGTTTTGCGCAGGCGTGGTGCCTGATCTGACAACGAGCGGCACGCTATGACGGCCTATGTTCCCGGAATCACCGAAACCGATCTGAAGAAGATCGTGCTTGCCATCCAGCAGCTTGGGGCAGGGCGATCGAACGCGGTCGGCAGCGTGACGCTGGCGACGGGATCGGCAAACACGATTGTGACCACGTCGAACTGCTCGGCGGGTTCTACTCCGATCCTGACGCCTGCCTCAGCCAATGCCGCGACGGAAGTCGGCAACGGCACGCTCTACGTGAGCGCGGTGGCGAACGGTTCGTTCACGATCACGCACGCGAACTCGGCGACGGCGGGACGTAGGTTTCTGTACGCCATCCTTGGCTGAGGAAGATTTGTCGCGAGAGCCCTGGACGGACTGCTAATCGCCTTCGTCACAGCCCTTCAGTATCGAGTGTTTCCCAAGCCCCAAAACCTTTCGGGCATCAAGCAGAGAAAAGGTTTCGGCTGTGCT